CAAGTGCACGCTACTACCTTTTCCCGCTGGCGGAAGTCCGGAATACCGATGTGCTGGCCACAGTCGCTGGGTGGATGGGGTGTGCCTGGAGTACCAAGCGCCCCGTCTCACTTCAGAAAGGCTGCCGCTTCAATACTGAGCGAGCACGCGAACGCGCGCGCACAGCAAAAGAAGCTGCTGTCCACATTTGTGGTCAGTGCCGCGCCCAAGAACTTACGGAAAATCCTGGACAGGCAGGTAGAAATGACTTGCAATCTACCCGAGCAGCTTCCTGCCGCCGAGGTTGATGAACAACAACATGGTCCCTACGAACCGGTCTTTCTGCATGACGCAGTTGGAACGGTCGTGGCACGCACGCTGTCGTTCTACTCCCTCGACCCGGAGTCAAGTAAACTTGACACCCGGAAGGCAGCGACTGTAGGCGAAATAGCGAGACGTATCAGGAGGATCATCGATAGCTATGCTACCAGGTGGAAGTCGGTCAAACCCATTGACCCCCACAAAGCAGTACAACTTGATGCTTCCCTTTCTGACAGGCGGGTAGACCTGCGTGGTATAGACAGCGTACTGTACTACACGGGAACTCCTGACGTCATGATTCAACTGGTGCGGAAAGAACTACGTGCAAGTGAGGCAACTGGCTTCACCCACTCCCGTCCGTCCGAAGACGAAGAGGAGGGAATAACTACCAGCACCCCGGATGCTCCAATAGCCATCGCAACTGAACAAGACTCATCCTTAGGAAGAGATGAGACAAAGTCCGATAGTGAAGAGTACTCACCTCCCGCTGAGGCCCAACAGACACTTGGCTCCCACGAGTCACCACCTAACCAAGTGGTGACTCCGAGCCAAGATCGTTTGGACGAAAGCGCGACTGAGAGCTCTGCTCCACTACCGAACGCCTCACCCGCTCCCGTAGGAGTAGAAGGAGGGGTTCCTCCCGGTGGGAATCAGGGATATACCCCTACCCGATTTTCGCCCATGGAGAGTTCTGACCAACGTCAGCAAACTCAAGAACATGCCGAAGGAACTCTATCTTCTACTTCCCGCCGAGACGGTACCACTACCCTTCTGAGCCACACGTCGTCCTCCCACCCGTTGGGGGGCTGTAACGACACGAGGCATACACAGAAGGTGCGTGGAGATGCCTCCACCGCGCGCAAACGTACGCAACGGAAACAGGAGCTTGTTCAGACAATCAAGAGTGCGAAGAGAGAAATGCGGTCCCGGAGGGAACAGCCCAGGACAAGACGACTCGCCGACCAAATCCAACAAAGGATCAATCGGAAGCGTGTTGCCCGAGGACTACCCCCCGAAGACACACCGTTGCGACACCAAGGTGCGCACGGCGCTGCTCTCCTCGTACTTGAAAATGAATTGCGACAACTTGAAACATCCACACCGGGCCAAGTCGGCGCCCCCGAAGAAGAAGTGGTTAACTCTCCTCCCCCAGGGGACCTGGCCACAGCGCAAATGCAAGATGCTACATCCACACCAGATAACGTGTTAGCGTACTCGAATGACGAGGACGAGGACGAAGACATGATCACCGTGAGATAACCAAGCCTGCATCTGCGCCTTCATCGGCGAACTGTAAAGTTCGACAGTGACACACTGTGTGCACCGACTATCGACAGCCGCTTAGAGTACAAGAAACGTTCTTCTGCTCAACGCGTCGGCCCAAACAACGAAATGTTGCTCGGAGCCGTGCATCCACCTCTG